AACTTGCCCTGTGCCTTGTGTACCTAAAGATTCTGGAAAGAAAAGAGTAACCGTACCAACTTGACCCGTAGCAACTAAATCATTTTCCTCAATTAAACCCGGAATAGTTTTAAAACCCACAGGATTAAAACCATACTGAAGCGTTCTTTGATTTATTAAATTTGTTTCTGGTCTAGCGTTTCTTATAGCCTCTGGATCGGCAACTTTACCAAAAGGTTCTAATTGAGGGTGTTTTTCTTCATATTCATCTTTACCAACTAACAGGCCATTCCACTCTTTACGCATGTCTTTTAGACGGTATCTGAATCCAGACCTATCTGAGATGCCAAAAGCGTTCTTACCTGTTGCAAATCTAGACAATACGATAGTTCCTTAGACTTGGAGATATTTGAAAAGAAGCTCTGTCTCTATCTTCATCTATCGCTCTACGAAATTCTTCTTCATAAACAGCCTTGAGCATTTGAACTCTTTCTGGCGCACGTTTTAAAGATATATAATAAGCTAAACCAGCAGCTAAACATGGGTAAAACCTAAAAGGAACCTCCATTGTGTTTTTAGCTGTGTCAGCGTCATTTATTCTTGTTAAACAATCGAAGATTAAAACATCTGTATCATTTTCAGGCAAAGGCCAAAGTTTTAAATTTGGTGTTATTTGCCTGTCCAAAAAAAATTGCGTAGGTCTTCCCTCAGTTGTTTTGGTAGGAATAGATAAAAATTCATCACGACTTACTCTACTAATACTAAAATCAGTACCATCCCTGCGTATAACAACAGCTAAAATATCAATAACATCAGTATCTAAGCTATATTCGCCATCAGATTTTACTAACGATATGGTTCTTTGCTGTATAGTCCACTGATTCAAACCACGATTTGCCCAGTCAGCTAACATTAAATTAAGTGATCTTTTAGCTGTTTTTAAGTCATACCCAGTTCTGGCTTCTAAGCCACAACGCTCAAAAGCCTCTTCAACGTAATCTGCTACGTCTAATTCAAAGTCTGTTGAGCCTGATACCGCCATTATTCTTCCTCATTATAAAGGTTATCAAATATTCTATTGACATCTAGTGTATAGTCTAAATCACTTTTTGAATAGTGTATATGTTGTGACGGTTTGAAATGTGGCGCTCCCTCACCAGTTTCGAACCAAGCGGGATGCGTTACTCTTACTCGATTGTTTGGTAACGCAACAATGTTACCAGTCCACTCCCCAGCATCAAGTAATTGTAAAACATGACTTTGTTTATGTTGCGCTGGGTCATCTGCTATTTCTGACTCAGCATAGTCTACTGTAAATAGGTATTTTGCAGGAAAAAAATCACTATCTATCTTCGCCAACCAAGGACATGGTGTAGCTCTATCCATCACATAAACTGCGTGATGGTAAGACGAGCAATCCCAAGGTTGAGCGTCATATGTGTTCATTGGTTCAGGCCATTCTTCTAAAGGCATATCAGCTACTAAAGCAGTTATAGGCATTCTTGCCCACATTGCACCGCCATGTACTGTATCCTCTTCCTCGCCCTCGGCTTCATTTCCAGTAAACATAACTTGGAAACTTAAACATCTATTAGGCATAGACGTAACACCGATAACCATAGCATGAAGAAATTCGCCGTGATAACCCTCGTGGTTGTGAGTATATTCACGGCGAACCCATGCCTTAAAATAAGGAACGTTGCTGTATAAATAAGACATTAAGCTTTAGTTACTTTATATCCTAAATTTTTCGCAGCAGTGCGAAGCTGTGCAACGGTCATTTTCTTACCGCCAGCAGCTCCACCTTTGGACATTCTTCTTACCTTTTTACCACCAGCGGCTCCGCCTTTTGACATTCTTCTCATTCTACCGCCAGCAGCACCGCCTTTTGACATTTTCTTAACTTTACCGCCTTTACGGTATCCTTTCTTCTTCATAGCCATGATTATCTCCTTATGACTGTCTAACAGCGCCTTTTGTGCGCTTTCTTTTGTTTGCCATCACCATACCACAACCTCTAGCAACAGCGGTTCCGGGTATCTTTTTACCCCTAAATTTTCTTTTAGATTGTGTCTCTGCAACACCGCCAAGGCTCATATTTCTAACCTTTGCTTTTTTTGTATTAGAAACAACGGTTTTACCTTTTGAACCTGCTGCTTTTTTCTTACGAGCAGTTTTGGCTCTTTCTGCTTTAGAAAGGCTTTGCGCTTTGCTTCTAGGCAAACATCTATCTGGGTTCTTCTTATCTTTAGAAGTACCGCATTTACCTTTTATTTTGCCATCAGTGCCAATTCGAACCCAGTCCTGCTTGACCCAATCTTTAAGCGCACCCATTACTTTTTCTTCTTTTTCTTACCAGAACCAATGACTTTTTTTAAACTTTTCGCTTGCCCTGCATGTAATCTTGAAGCCTTTTTAAGACCTTTAATTACTTTTTTTACAGCAGCCTTTTTTCTTTTATTTATCATTTCTTTTTCTTTCCTTTAGCGCCTTTAGCATAATTAGGATCTTTACAGTATTTAGATGCTGCCATGTTTGCATAAGCTGATGGATATGTGTCAAAAGTACGTTTAGCCCACGCTTTACCAGCAGGACAAATTTTACTTCCTTTAGATTTTTTTGAAGCAGCGCCACCTTTTTTAAAGTAAGTTAAACCTTTTGGTATGCCTCTAAGCTTACCACCGGGCTTTGTAACTTGCTTGCTCATTTGACTTCTGGATATTGCCATATATTTTCTCCATTTCAATCGTAATAAACTCTATCTGCGCAGCCATAACCTCAGTTCTTTTATCAACTGCAATAAGAGTTTCAGTAGCCCAAGCCGCCCAATTATAAGAAACAGTACCAATAATGCCCAACGCGGCTATCGTAATTCCAATTATTACCTGCTTTTCTAACATTTCCATCTCTTTCTAGCTTGACGCAAACGACTATTTGGATTTTTTGCAGCTTTTGGAAACTTCTTCATTTGACCTGCAGATCTTGCGCAATAAGACTTACGCCTTTTGGCTGCTGCACTACCTTTTTTAACCTTGCCAGTTACAGCAGTTTTTAATTTAGATCCGGGATTTTTACGCCTGTAAGCAGCAACACCTGCTTTGGTCATTCCCGCCCCTTTTTTTGTGGGGCGGAAATTCTTTTTATTTCTAGCAGGCATATCTCCTTTTGACTTTGAAGCCAAAGCGACCTCCTACGATAGAAATATTGTCAGTTGGTTGCTCGAACCAGTAAATGCACTAACAAACGCACCACTTGTGGCAAGTATTCCATCATCTGGAATATTTAGATGATGAATACCTGTTGGAAAAGTTTGTGTAATTAGTGTATCTCCTGTCGCGCTTCCGTCTTTAATTGTAAAAGCACCTGCTGCGTTTGCAAATATAACAATTTGACGAATGCGTGAACGTGCGGGGCCAACAACAGCCGCAGCCGCTCCTTGTGCATGATTAAATGCTTGTACTGGACCTGCCATACTAGCCTCCTATTACGCTAAGTTGTTATTTTGAGCGTATAAGATAGTAAAACGAACCAAACCCGCGCTTGTTGCTGCTGAAGCAGTTACAGTCAAACGTAGATCTTCTGCACCTGTGTCTTGCCAAGCTAATGCAGCACCAGCTTGTGTTGTTGGATACTTACGACCTGCATCTGTACCACTTGGAAAAGTGTTAAGAATTGTTGCTGGTCCACCCCCAGCACTGGTATCACCAATACTTAGGTTTGTTGCACCACTTGCTGCTGTTATAATATCAATTACACAGTCAATAATTTGTGAGTTAGCTGGAATTACAACATCAGTAACTTGCGCTGCAAGTGCGCCGCCAGATAAATCTGCTGAAAATGTTTGAGACATTACAACTTGGCCTACGTTTGCAACGTCAGTTCCAACTGTTGTACCTGTTGTGTTTTTAATTGTTCCGGCCTTTATTGGGCCTGAAAAAGTTGTAGTACCCATGTCAATCTCCTGTCTGGGTTAAGTCAGTCACACCATGCGACTGTCAGGAATGACATCAGAATAACACATTATAATAAAAA